TGCGAAAGTGCGTATTGAGGATCATGAACAATATCAGCTAGAGCAGTAATAGCAGGAGTTTCAATTTCTAATTCTCTTTGTCTTTGCTCAAATTTACTAATTTGTTCTTTATATGTAGCTTCAGCATCTCTAAATTGTTGAGCCTGTTTTGCTATTGCTTCATCATATCTGCCTTTAGCTTCTAATTCTTCTTGTTCTTTTTTTTGTTTAAAAGCAATTAATTCATTTACATCAATATCAGGAGGAATTGCTTTACCTGCTTCTTTAGCTTTTATATTTTGATCAAGTAATTTAGCATTATTAGCTTTTAGTTTCTGCAGTTCTTCTTGGAGTGCAGCATATTGTTCAGGTGATGGATTTGGTTTGATTGGTTCTTCAGTCATAAAAAATCGTAATATTTATTTATAATATTACCTTAAAATTACCATTTGACCTTATGTGACCAGTATAAAGCTGAAAAAATTGAAGGATTTGGATTTTGTGCATTATGTCTTGCATAATATGATTTTCTTCTAATTTTATCCATTTTTGTTCTTGGATTTTTACCTGCACCTTTAACACCCTGTTGACCAAATCTAATTAATTTAGTTTCTGAACCTTTTTTAGCAAGAACTACATGAGAACTTCTTGGGTGATTAGGAGTTTTTTTTGCTTTATTAACAGCTGTCAAACCATATCTATTTAATTTTCGTTGAATTTTTTCTTTTTCAGTCATTTTCCTTTTTTCCTCATAGCCATATTATGTGCTTCTGTAAAGCTAACACCTTCACGCATTTTACGCTTCATATATTCCATATGTTTTTTTGAATGTCCATGTGTTTTTTGATGTTTTTTTAAAACATTTTTTTGTCTAATAGTTAATTTCATTTTTTCTTTGGTGATTTTTTTCGAGCATTATGTATATCTATATCAGCTTTTCTTGCACCTCCTCCTGAAATAAAACTATTAACTCTTCCCATTGACCAAGCTCCAACAGAAACATTTCTTGATCCAGAACTTATATAAGCAGCCGTTCCTCTTTTATAAACTTTACGCAAATCTCCTAATGTATAAATTGATTTTTTAGCTTTAGCACTAAGCGTTGCCGTTAGTGTATCAGCGCTTTTTTTTCTTTTTGTTTTTGACATTTTGAGAAGCTCTAAATTTTGAAATAGCTTTTAAATCAATTTTTTTTCCGCGTTTATATGCAGCTGCAGTTCTTTTTATTTCTGCTGCTTTTGCAGCTTTATTTTTAGCACCACTAAGATATTTTTTAGCAATGCCTGTTTTCTTATCTTTTGCAACTTTTCTAAATCGTTTAGTCACTTTTCTTTTTTGTTTTTTTTGCTTTAGGCTTTACTTCACAGTTTTCAGCTTTTGGCTTTGGTTTATCATAAGTTTGAATTTTAAAAGTATATCCCATTATTTTTTGCCTCCTTTCTTTTTCTTTGTGCCTTTCGGCTTCATTGACCCATAGTGTGATGGCATAACAATAAAAGTAGCTGTCTTTATCTTACTTCTTTTTGCGTTTTTTAGCAGTTGATAAAGCTATTGCCTGTGCTTGCTTTAATGTCTTGCCTTCTTTCATCAGCAAACGTATGTTGCCAGAGATAGCCTTTTGTGATTTGCCTTTTTTTAGTGGCATAGTTTTTTATGTATATAGTTTTTTTAGTTGATCTAAGTTTCTTTCGCTACCATCTTCTCTAACCATTTTTCTTATTGCAGCTTGGCCAGATCCCTCTTTTTTTGCAATTCTTTTAAATATTCTTACTTTTTGTTCACTACCTAAAGTTTTTAATTGAATTTTTTTATTTTGACCTAAAAGCCAATTACCATATTGTGTGCCTTGCGGTACTCTACCAGTTCCTTCTCCTGTAGGTCGTGTTACAACTTTGCCTACTGGTGGCTTGTTAAGACTAGGGTATTTTTTTTGCAATCCACTATAATCAACAATAGGAACAGTAGTAGATCGACAATTAAAATGTTGTGGTGGAGTTGGGCCTTTGTTGTATTCAAACTTTCTACCATCAAGCCTCCGACATATTGGACTTGTTCTGCTATCAAGCGTTGCAACATATTCATATCTAGGAGCAACCTTACTATTAGCTGCATAAACAGCCTGTGATGCTTGGTTCTGTACTTGATTAACAGATGTTCTAACTATCGTTTGTAATTGATGATTTGCAACTCTGGTTAATTCACCTCCAGAAAGAGCTAATTGTTTAACAGTTAATGGGCCTAAATCTGCAAAGTTAAGTTTGCCTATAAGTTGTCTTGCTATTTGTTGTGTAGTCTCACCAGAAAATATACCAGTTCTTATGGCTAAAGCTAACTTCTCTTGTGATTTTGTAGCTATACCTCTAAATGCTTTGCTTACTGTTTCTCCATTTGGCAATGTAATACTTGCTCCTTGAGTTGATGATAGTTGAAACTTGCCAGCACCAAATTGTTTAAAAGCATCTTCTTTAAATTCTTTGGTTGTAAAAATATTTATTTTTGTTGGGTCTTTCATTATTACTGATTCTGCGTATTTAGGACTTATAGCAACACTATTAATGGGAACATTTCCAGATGACGTTACTTTTTTAAGTTCTTTTACAATGAAATCTCTTTGTAAAATAGTTACACCCTGCAATTCTTTTTTAAAATCAATAGCTGTTTTGCCTGACCAAGTATTTAAGCTTACCTTTGCTTGAGCAATAATAGCCCTTAATCTTTTTCTTGTTTGGGGTGATATGACAACAGCCTCACCAGCTTTTGCCTGTTTTATTTCTATTTGTTTTAGCTTTTTTGCTGCTCTGATAATTATTTTGTTGTAAGTTATTGCATATTTTTTTGCAACAGCATTACTAAATCTATTTAGATCAATAGTTTCCCTAAAAAATACCTCTGGAATACTCATTTATCATTCTTCTCCCTCTTCCTCCTCTTCTTCTGGTTCTTCGTCAGGTTCTTCTGGTGGCTCTACTTCTGTTAAACCTCCCTGCTGTGTGCCTTCGATTTCTTCCTCTACGTCAAAGTCATCACCAAGTACCTCACCAGCAGATAGTTGATTCAACAATGTTTCCTGTGTGATAGTTCCAGCCGTAAACAATGTGAGCAAAGATGTTATCTCTTGTGGTTCTAGTCTTGCACTTACAAAGTCTCTATTTACAAAACTACTGCCAGCATTAGGTTCATTCAAATATTCACTATGAAACTTTAAACAGTTATCAATCAAGTCTTGCATCTGCTGTGCAATGACCATCATGGTCGAATCATTCTGGGATCTATCAATTCGCTTAGCTTCTGCTGTTTCCCCTACTAATTTTTGACCAAGAACAGCAGCTAAAGATAAAGTATTTATTTGATCTTTGATATCTCCAAGCCTTTTAAACTGACTGTCATAACTGTCGCCTGAAGGAGAAACATATTCGAGTCTTGATTCTGGGGGCAAAGATAAAGCTTCGTTAGGTCCTGTTGTTATTTCATCTGCATTTGGATAACCAAAAACAGCAAGTAAGGGAACAGAACTGATGTGCAGTATATTATCAAGATCGCTTTGTATTTGATAATGCTTCAGGTTTAGTTCTGCAATATCGTATAAAGGACTGCGTGATTCATAATATCCAACTCGGTTTGAATAGGCAACAGCAAAAGGAATTTTATCTTTAATGCTCATTTCACCTTCTTCAAATAATTTATATTCACCTTTTTTGTTTTTTCGATGTATCTCGTAGCGACCAAGTTCAAGAACACGAATTTGTTTTACTAATTTTTCACCATATTTACCATCATTTTCAATAATTTGTTCCATTAACCTTAATTGAGTTAGTTTTCTCGTACCCTCAATAATTTCTGTTTTCCATCCAAGAATATCTCTAGGAGTATAAGTTACCCAATATGGTCTTGCTTTTTCTCCTTCTTTTGGTGCGTCAACAAGAACACCAACGTGACCAAAAGAAATTGCAATTCTTGCAGTTTGGTAAAGCCAAACATTAAGATCATTTCCTTCTAAATCAACATCAAAAAGCTGTTCACGAACTAAATCAGAAACATCATCAAGTCGTACAGGTTTTCTTACTAACATACCTGACAACATTTTTTCTATTCTTTGCAAATAAGGAACACATGTAGATCTTGCTAATCTAGTATCATAAGCATCATCAGTTTCTCTTGGTTCTTGTTGTAAATATTTTCTATGTTCACTGCGTATTTTATAAGTTCCTTCCTTTAAATCTTCAATTAATCCCCAAAAATTTGCCATTCTTTGATAAGCAGCATTAGGTGAGGCAACCGTTGTTGGAGCTAAAGTTACAGGCTGA